TTCGTTGATACGCTCGATGCCTTTTCCGTATTGAACCTTCTTCTGCTCATAACGGTTCATCAAAGGCTGGTACTGGATAGAAAGTGCTACACCAGATGTATTAGAGATAGGTTGAACCTGTCCAAGGGCAGACTCTGGAACATTCATCATTTCGTGCATAGAACGCTTGAGTAGTTCTAGGTATTGAAGAGCGCCGTTAATTCCGTCTGCTCCACCATCAAGGTTGAATACTTGTGCGTCTTTTGGAAGACCGCCCCATACTTTGCTCGCACCCTTTTCAAGGTTGGAGGCTTTAGCACCGATGATAACTGTAACTGGAGCAGCGTGGTAATTGATGATATCTGCTACATCAGTTGAAATTTCGTTGTAAGTACGGTTAATGGTAATAATGTCTTGACAGTCTGAAAGACCCCATGGAGAACCTGTAACAGGCATATTAGGAATATGAACAACTGGAATCAATCCGATTGGATTAGGGCGGGAATCGATCAACTCATCGTTGATATATTCCTCGATCATGTCATCGGTAAGAATTTCTGTATACGTAAATACTTGACGAGTTCCTTCTAGTGAAGTTCCCCAGAAACGGTACTTCTGCTTAAAACGTAGAAGACGAGTACGGTCATGCGGGTGGAACTCAGGAAAAGCAAACGCAGAGTTCATCGGAAGGATACGCACACGTCCTGGGTGTGTATGCCCTGCAGAGTCTAACCAGGCTTCTTCATAAGCAATCTTTACAAAACAGTCACCTGTAACTCCACCTTGCTGTGCCATTTCAAGTAGAACACGCATCTTGTCGTTATCTACTTCCCATACACGCTCTAAACGTGCTGGAACAATGGCTTCAGTGGCTTTAGGGGATCTAAATGAAATACCTTTAGCAAAGGTAAAACGTGCAAGATAATCAGTAAAAGCACGATAGTAGTTAAACGTCATTTGTGATTCGCCAGTTTCACGGCGATAGCCCCAGGCATGTCCTAGGTACATTGCAAAGTTTAATGAATAGCGGTTAAGACGAGGGCCGTGAACTTCACTATTCGAATTCCTCGTCTGCTAATTCAACCAATCCCAAAGGTGAGATTGATATTGTTAAATCAGAAGACGCCGCTCTATAAGAGGGCGGAGAAAAATCTAGGTAACTCATGGCATCACCTCCTTAGACTCAGTGAGGTTACGAACCTCATTGGCTATTTCAATCATTTCTTACCCTTTTTCTTCTCGCCCTTTTTATACTCTTCTTTTTTCTGAAGAGTCTTCTTCTTTGCATTGTCATACTTTTTCTGAATAATTTTCTGACGACGGTCATCTTCATGGGTCTCAACAAACTGACCGCCAAGTTCTATGTAGCGACTATGAACCCAGTGACTTGCACCTGGTGAAGGAAAAGTTGCATACTTAGCCTTAGCCTGTGCGATGATCATCTCGTACAGTTTAGGGTTAGCAGGCTTTTGCATTTATCCTCCATAGATAACTCGATAGCCCCCACACTAATGTAGGGGCGTATCGGTGTCAGGCTTAATTAGTCGTTGACGACTGTTGCAGATTGACGTGCTGTCTTTCCGCCTGAACGAACTGCAGTCTCAATTGTGGCTGCCGAGTAGTCATTCATTGTTCCATGAGCAAACTCGCCTAGGAATGTCGGTGCTTCAACCCATGAGGCTGATCCGACGTGTGCACGCTCTGAGAGAGTCTCTGCAGCAGTCTTCTGCCAAACTGGGGCGTTGCGGTTTGGGCGTCCTGGCATTGTTGCTTGACCAGAAGCCATACCCTTTTCAAAATCATTTGGAACGTCTGTATCTGTTGCGATACCCTCTTCAAAGCGAAGTGGTCCACGACGAACGTCGTTTCCTGCTCCCTTGATTTCATAGTTCTGAGGAGAGCGTTCTGGGAAACGAGGTGCTGGTGAGATTGTCATTGTTACTCCTTAAGGATGTATTAGCAAAGGCCTTTTGCTTAGTACATAGTTTCCACCCTTAACGAGTGTGTGTGTTGCTAATTAGCGTGTTTTTTTACCTAAAGAACACATTGGTAGAGACGCTTACTTCAGGCATCACCAGTTCTTGGGTCAAAGAACAGGCAATCGATAGGGAGTCAGCAAAGTCATCGTGAGAGTACGCCTCATCAGGAGCAGCCGCCGCAAAGTTAGGTCCTTTGTAAGTAACTTCAAGATCGGTCATTTGCTGGTAAAAACGCTTCCAAGTACGAAGTCTACGAGTCTTAGCATGGGCAGGCCATGTGATCATTTTACGTTGAATCAAAGCCTGAAGGTGCTTCCACCTCTTAGATTGCTCACTTGGGCTAGAGGTAAGGGCTACAACTTCAGAGCGTGGCATCAACAATTTTAAACGTTGAGCCACAGCATCGCCTACACCGTTGCCGTCTACTCCTACGGCAAGTACATCGTAGTTTTGTAAGAAGTTAACGATCTGGAAGTACTGTTCTTCCCAGTCATCTCCTTGCATCTCTAACCAGTTGAGGATTCTGTGCTCAAAATAACCGAACTCATCGGGGCGTTCCCAGTCAACAAACACAACAGTGACTACAGTTGAGTCGGTTTTACGTGCTGGGTCAATACCTACTACTACAGGGGTTTTGTGCCAAGACTTTACTAACTCGGCAGATGTGTCTCCCAGGTCATCCATGATAGTAGAGGTAACAAACATGCCTCGCTCAAGAAGCCACTTACAGTTGTATGACATCTGAAACTCATCGGAGTCTTCACCGATTCGAAGCATCTCTTTACGGATAAACTTCTCGTAGTTGGATTGAATCTTTGCAACGTCTTTCCAATCCCATTGAAAGTGGTTTTGCCGTGAGTTCTGGGTTGTTTGTCTACGCTTGTTTAGTTGAATAGACCTATAAAAGTTGTTCTTAGAAGTAGTTGGTGTCCCTGTTTTTACCATAGTACCTGCGTAGTACGCGAGCATTGGGGAAATTGACTTTGATACAACGAAGTCGTCTGCTTCTTGACACTCATCAATGACGATAAGATGGAAAGACTTAGACTCAATCTTAGCGCGAGGGTTAGCGGTCATCATTGTGATGGTAGAACCAGACTTCTTAAGTTTAATTTGTCGAGTTACTCCGCCGACACGTGCAGCGCTATCATCGATCTCAGGGTCTCCTAGTATCTCTAGGGCACGTTCTGAGGTTAGTCGAGTAACTGTACGTCCAAAAAGAGTTTCAGCCTGACCTTCGGTAGGAGCAAAAAGACCCACCCAAATACCATCTTTAAATTTACCCAATAGATCTGGATATAGTTTTGCAAGTCTAGGTAGAAGGATCATAAGTGTGGCTACTGTATCTGCCACTGTTTCAGACTTTCCTGACTGACGAGAGGCCAGGGCGGTGATCTCTTCACCATCATTGATAATTACAGACTCGATAATACGACGAGCCAAAGGCTTTTGGTACGGGTGAAGGTCATGGCCTACAAGTACCTTTAGAAAATCCATGATCTTTTCGATCAACTTGTTAACGAACTCTTGCGACAGTTCGTCGAGTTCAACTTGAGAGTCGCCTTCTACAGGCTTGTCTTCATCAGTTAAGTAGAACTCTGGATTGATTTCCTCAAATTTGTTCTCGTCATAGTTTTCCATAGTTACAGTGTATGCTCAGATCGTCTCTTAAGTTCCTTAGCGATAGCATAGAATGCTTCTGCTCCCATAAGTACTTCTTCTAGATCGTCTTTACTCTGCTCCCTTTGCCAAATTGTAATATGTCGACCAATCGTATGCATCGACTGCTCCATCCACATTATTAATTCGGGCGTAGAGATCTTCGAGACTCTCTTCTCCACTTTCGTCTGGGGCTGGAACCCATCCTGCTTCTTCTTTAAAATCATCGTATGTTACTTCCCTTATTCCGAGTAGTTCTTCAACTTCTTGTTGTTCCTTTACTCCAGTCCATTTACCAAAGACTAACGCCATATAGTTAGGAAGTCTTAGTATTAGGGGAGCGGCTGATCGATATGGTTCTTCAGATTCTTGAGTCCAACCACGTGTTACCACTTTAGTTCCCCAAGTATAAGGGAAGTTAGTGTATTGAATAAACCTGTGTTTACCGATATTAATGAGCCGATTCTTACGCATCTATCTCCGTTTGGTATTGAGTGGCTTAAACTTAGCACCTTTAGATTGAATTTGGGAAGTTCTTGCCAATTTGTAAAACGCCTTACGTGCAGTGGCAGAAATCTTAGTAACATCTGCAAGCCCGCGAGGGTGAAAGTCTAAGTATTTATAAATGTACTGACCCTTGGATACACGGGACTTAAAGGCGGCCCATTCAGAGGGGCTGCACTCATAGTAGTTATAAAAAGTTCCGTCTCTAAATACAACGGTAATCTTCTCTTCTTCAGCATCATATCCTGCAGCAACTGTGCGAGGACGTTCGTGGTTTGTCGTTGAAGTAGGTACCACAGTGAGTTTAGCAGGGGATTCATCCTCGTCTAACTGAGCACCGTACGATCCAGGGATGATAGGATTTTCTTCACCATTGGTGACGTCTTCCCATTGACGTTGGTATGAAAGTTCTGTTGGCATACCTGCCATGTTGTTGTACTCTACTTGACCCTCGTAGTGTTTCATAGTGTCGCGAATACTGATGATCTCTTGAAACTCACCAAACTCTGCGGTCTGGGCAGTTGTTGGTAATCCTGCAAAAGGATTAGCAGCACCTGTTATTTTGGCAATACCTTCGCTTTGACGTGGACCAAAACCGTAGAAGGCTCCCAGTTGTTCTTGGGCAGACGGAAGCGCTACACGGGTTTTCCGCATAGCGCTACCACCTGTTGGACGCTTGTTAGGCATTAGACCCTATTAGGCAAATGGTGTGATTGTAATCGCAGCACCTGCTGAGATGCTAGAAGCACCAGCAGCAACGCTTTGAGTCTTAATGGTTCCAGACAAGCCTGCGGCTGTTCCTGAAAGTCCTGTAAGAGACAAAGAAGTTGTAGGAGTTGTTCCAACTACAAGTGTGTTGGTAGTTGTAGACGAATCTACAACCCATGTTCCATTTGCTGTTGCATCTACAGAGGCTACGACAACAAGTTGACCTGCTGAGAAGCCGTGTGAAGTAGATGTAAGAGACAATAGGTGTGAACCTGATGTACGACTTGCAGCGGTAACTGTCTTTGGAGAGTTAGTTGCTGCTCCTGCTGTTGTAATTGTCATTTCAACATCTTGGAGTGTGTCTTGTGCAATTGCTGTAGTCAAGCCAATAACAGAAGGAACTGTGATGTAGTCAACTCCACCTGATTGAGTTCCTGAAGTGTTTGGAGTATAAAGTGGGAAGCCATTCCATGCATCTTCTGCAATGTTGTGGGTGTCCATACCGTAGGTTAGTTTTGATCCTACAGGACGGACGTCATTTGGTTGAAGAGGCAT